ATGAATGTAGCCGCCGTCGCCTTCGGCGGCACAGCAAAAGATAGGCGGGACGTAGCCAATTCTATATTAGGCAATGCAAAACCGAAATTAAGTACAGACGAATTACAAAAGATACTTGGCGGCGATTTTTTGGCGAATCCGATAGTACAATCGGCAACGGAACAAGAGGCCCGCGCATGGGCAGATAAAGAGCTATCAAACAATCCTGAGTTAGCAAAACGGTTACAATATGGCAAATGACAGTACGGATACAGTAAGGATCGACATAAAAGCCATAGTACAGGGGCTTGCCGATGTTCGGGCGCTAGTGGCAGAGATACAGAAATTGCCTGACGCGGGCGGCCGCGTGTCTGCGCTGACTAATCAATTCAAGGCCGCGGGTACAGAGATACGCAATGTCAAAAGTGAGATACAGTCACTTGGCTCTACTGCGCAGACATCCTTAACAACGATCAACACAGCATCGGTACAGGCTCAGGCCGGTATTGCCAAGGTACGCTCAGGTGTACAGGCTACAAGCTCAGATTTTACAGTCTTGGCGCGTAACGTAGGATCGTTTGGACTTGCCATACAACAGGCATTGTCAGGTAACATTTTCGGAGCGTTACGTACTCTCAGTTTCGGTTTTACCAAGACTTTTCAATTTGGCGGCGGTGGACCCGGACAAGCAATAAAACAGATTGGTGTCGAGGCTATCAATACCGACGCGCTAGTTAAAAAGCTGTCATCTACACTGTCAATAGCTGCCAGAGATATTGAAGGTGCATTAAACCAGAATTTATTAAATGAATTCGGCATTGTGGCTGCACGGGCGTTGACGGAACCACAGGTAGCATTAAAACAGCTTGTCACCGGCTTTGCGGCTATGGAATCCGCAGAGGAACGGGCAGAGGCGGCGACGCATCTATTTGGCGCGTCCGCAGCCTCGATCTTACCTACACTAGAAGCTCTAGTAGCGCAGGAGCAAGCCGCAGCCGTCGCCGCAGATGCGTTAGCGGCTGCACAAGAGGCATTGGCAGTAGCGAACAATGAAGTAGCTGCGGCAACGGGCGAAGTTACAGCGGCCGAAGAGGCGTTAGAGGCTGCCTACGCGAAAGAGCGCGTCACCGTTGCAGAATTGGCAGCCTTGGAAAGCGATCTACGGGCGGCAGACCTTGCATTAGCAGAGGCACAATTAGCCGCAGCGGACGCGGCTAACGCGCTGGCGATTGCTCAGGGTGAAGTGGCGGCCGCGTCTACCACGGCCGCGGAAAGCGAAACAGAGGCGGCCGCAGCGTCCACAATCGGAGCGACGGCCATGACTGCCATGACGGTGGCCGCGGGTGGTTTGCTTGTTGTGTTAGGGTTGATCGTCGGAATTGGTATTGCAGTAGCTAAATCTTTTGCTGACGCGGCGGATAAAGTCTATGAACTATCTCAGAAATCGGGCCTATCGGCTAGCAACGTTTCTACTCTGGCTTTCGCTGCCAAAGAGGCCGGATCAACAATTGATAAGAGTTTACCCGCATTTGATAGGTATATCAAAAATGTTAATGAGGCCGCAGCCGGTAACAAGGCTTTGGCGTATTCATTTAATCAACTTGGCATTGACACAAAGAGTGCAGCGGAAAGTAGCGATAACGCGTTACAGCAACTCTTTACCACGATTAACAAATTGCCGCCGGGTGCGCAACAGGTAGACGCGGCTATGAAACTGGCAGGCCGCAGCGGCGCTGACCTAATACCGATAATTAAAGAGGCAAATGGTAACTTTGATGCTTTTAAGGAAAAGGCAGAGGCTTTGGGCGTTGTCATTAGCGATCAAGACGCTAAAGCGGCACATGACTTTAAGGTTAGCATGGATGACCTTGAAGGTTCGCTTATTGGCATCCGAAATGAAATTGGTTCGCAATTGCTCCCGCAACTCACAGTCCTAGCTACGAATTTAACTAATTTATTAACATCTACGCCGAAAGAAACCAGTAATGTAGGTAACGACATTGGCGAAATCATTAAATACGTCTTGGCCTTTATCTTTGGGTTGATAGGTACGATCCAGACGCTAGGTATTGAGATAGGAGCGTTAATCGAGGTAGTAATAGGGCTTTTTCAGGCTTTATACGACGTTTCAACGGGTGTATTTAAACTTGGTGAGGCGATAGGTAAATTCATTGCGGGTGACCTGAAAGGTGCAATGGATTCCTTCAAGGATGCAGCCCATCAAGCCGGGGTAGCTGTTGACGATTTCGCGCACCAATGGAACAGGGCTATAGCATCGCTTCAGACTCCTGCCTCTGGATTTGAGGCTATGTTTGCGCTCTTCAGTAATCCGGCCACGAATCCGGTTACCAAGACGCGGCCACAGGCCGCATTCAAGGGCGGTGCACCATCAAAGACGAAAGATACCGCAGACCAATTAGCCAAGGCGCAAGAGGAATTAGAAAAGGCTCAATTAGCCGCCTCGACACAGGCGCAGCGCGACGCATTGAAGGATCAAGAAAACGATCTAAAGCGCCATTATGAATTAAACGAAGTGACCGCAGCCAAGTATTATAAAGACCTTGAAGCGCTGCAACTCGCGGATATTGATGTACAACTAACACAACAAAAGAAATTACTTGAAATTGAGCAAAAAAGACTTGACACTACGAAGGGCGAACCGGCGCGGCTGCGTGTGCAGACTGAGATTGCGAATACCAATGCAAAGATAGCTCAGTTAGAAAATCAACGTGGCGAAGCGGCAAAAAACGCGTCTTTTGAGTCACAGAAGGCCGCAGAGGCGTACTTAAAGACTCTGCGTGATGTAGATGCGCAAATTCTCACATTACAGGGTCATACGCTACAGGCCGCGGAACAGCGCATAGACGATCAATTCAAGGATCAATTAAAGCAAGCTCAGGCACGGGCAAAGGAAACCGGGAGTGATACGGATGTAAAACGCTTACAGACCCTTATTAATTTATTAAAGCTACAGGCGCAGTATAACGACCTGCAAAAACAGGAAAAGGTTATCGAGGAACAGCGTAGCGAACTGTCAGAAAAACTTAACACGGCTGTAGCTCAGGGCCTCAAAACGCGGGTGCAAGCCGACAAGGAATTAGAACAATTTGAAAATAGCGCGGCTGCGTCGGCAGGAGCTTTGATAGATCGTATGGACGCCGTTGCCAAGTCCATTGGTGACCCTGCGCTACAGGCCGCCGTTGAAAAAGTTAGAATCGGCTTGGCTAATTGGAAAATCGAGGGTACGGCGCGGGATGTTGCGACGCTGCAAAAAAATATCGAGACGTTAGGAGCGCAACGCGAGATTGACGAACAGAAAATTACTCAGGCTGTTAAAGATGGTCAATTAAACGATTCTGAAGCGCATGACCTGCGTATGCAGCATGTCAAAGAATACACCGCGGCCGTCTCTGTTCTTTTGGATCAATTAGAAGCTATCGCCAAGGCGACACATAATACAGACCTGCAACAGTACGTTGATAAGGCGCGTGGATCGTTAAAAGATTTGGGCACCACAAGTGATAACGTGGCTAAATCTCTTAATGAAGGTTTTGTCAGTACTATTGGTAATCTATTCGGTGAACTATCAGACGGGGCGCACAGCGCTAAACAGGCGTTTCTCGATTTCGGCGCTGGCGTATTCAAAGTTTTCAATGACGTACTCGCGAAGATCATCTTGACGAAGATTGCAATGGCGGCCTTTGGTGGTAGCGCTGGCAAGGGTGGTATAGGCGGTTTTCTCTCAGGTCTATTTGGCGGTGGCGGCGGTTTTGCCACAGGTGGCTTATTCCGGGGCAGAAATGGCGTCGATAATAATCTTGTTCCGGTTTCTGACGGTGAATATATTGTCAACGCGGAAAGTACCAGCAAAAACCTTGCGCTCCTGCATTCGATCAATGCAAACGTGGGAACACCGCGCAATCTAAACGTGGGCGGCGGTATTAGTGGCGGACCTACCACTTCGCGTGGCTCCGTAACGCATACCAAGATCATTAATGTATTACCGACCGACTTACTGGAAAATTACATCACCAGCGGTGACGGTAGACAAGCGCTCCTAAATTTCATTGAATCGAATCCGGGGGCCATTAATACACGATTGAATCAGGCGGCATAATGGCAAAGACTACAGGAACAGCAACAGACTATTCAGATTTTCTCGACAAGCTGGTTACGTTTGTCACTGCGCATGGATGGGTACTGACTGAAGATTCGCGCTCTGGTACATCAGGCTATGTTATCTTAAAAGGTACAGGCGTCAGCGGTACAGATGCGATCTATGTAGGCATTACAAAGAATGTCAATGTCAGTAGCGATATATACGGATTGGTATTCAACGGCTATGTGGCCTATGTGAGCGGCGACGGTTTCTATCTGCAACCGGGTGCGGCGGCCGCTAGACTCCCCGGCCTACCCCTGTGGAACGACGTTATTCCATATTGGTTTTATTGTACGGGGTCCGAAATAAGGATCGTCGCAAAAGTGCAGACCGTCTACATGCATGCCTATTTAGGTTATGCCGAAGTCAACGGCACACCGGGTCAGTATCCCTATCCGTTAATTATTGGCGGTTGCAATATTACCGATAACTTTTTTAATCTGCCTCGATTTTCCGACACGTCGGGAGCTATGGTAGCCTGTTACATAGGATGGTCGGGCGGTGGTTCGGATTCCACGTTAATGATTCGCGATCCTGCGGGAGTCTGGAAAAGGATCGTAAATAATGTGATTACCGTGTTAGGTGTAGGCGATCCGTCAACAAATACTTTCGCGTATTCAGGCGTATGGCCTTGGAACGAATATTTAACAGAGGCAAGCCCCGGTACACAAATTGGACTAGGTAATCTAGTAAAAAGTCAGAATGGTGATTACCCGCTCCTGCCACAAAGAATATTGAGGGCTGAAACACCTGACATCTACGGAATTTTTACCGACGTACGCGCTCTTATTAATCAACCGGGGCTGAGTAGCGAAGATACGATTACCGACGAAAATTCGGATGTTTGGATTGTTTTTCAGGATACTTTTAGGACGAATTTATTTTATGCGTTAAAGGACGTGTAAGTAATGGCAATCTATGAAACTGGCGCTACGACAGGCGTCAACGATCTAATTGATAAAATAAGAGCCTTTGCCGTAACAAACGGATGGACTAATAATTCATTCGTAGCAGAGGGCGCGGGTTTTCGTCTACATTTACAATTAAGTACGGATGTATTTGTTAATTTCCGTTCGCTTGTCGCAGAGGCGTCGCAGCCAAGCGGCGCGGTGATAACGGCGCTGGCTATGAATGGTAGTACAGGCTACAACGGCTCTAATCCGTGGTATGCGCAGCCCGGTGCCGCTCTGATAAGCGGCGGCGCTCCTAATCGTCCTGCGGTCGGTATTGTCGGGTCGGGCGCGTTTCCTACGTATCATTTGTTTGCGCGTAGCAACATGATCTATTGTGTTGTCGAGTATACCACAGGTCAATATCAATGGTTAGGATTTGGTAAACCGACAAAGAAAGGTACGTGGTCAGGCGGTATTCTAGTGTTCGGTGCCAGAGAATGTAGAGGTACGAATGATACCACATCTGCACATTCTACTATGTGTGGGCGGTCACAATACATAACAAACAACGCCGACGGTAATCCGAATGCGTTTTTATACGCGGAATGTGATGGCGCAACTAATTGGATGGCGTCAGATGCTAATATGGTGATGAATCCGACCGCGGCCAAGTTCTTTGATGGGTTTAATAAACTTGGCGCTTGTAATATGAATTCGCCTAATAGTTTCAATGGCCAGGTAATTCTAATACCGATTGAATTGTATATGACGCGGCAGGGTCCGGGATCATGGACTAGAACGACGAATATCTCAATCGAAGGTTATCTGACAGATATTTTCATGTGTAATATGAAAAATCTAACTCCCGGACAGTTATTAACGATTAGCTCAGATGAATATCTTGCTTTTCCATTCAGACTGAAAACGACATCGGGTACAGTTAATACGGCAGGCGCTACGGGCTGGCAGGGCTTTGCGATCAAGAAAAATTAATGGCCTCACACACTGGTTATAATTCAAGTGTAATTACCCCTATTACACACTTTAGTACGACATCACCCTCGATAGAATCAGGTGTTGAAAATAATTTTGTCGGCAGAGCTACATTAATTGAGCGGGAGCTATTCGGCCCGCGTACCGACGTAACTCCGACAGGCATGCCGCTCAATACCCATGACGGATTCTTGACTTTGGATTTTGTAGACCTTTGGTACAATCGAATTCACATAATACCTAGTCGGATTAATGCCGGGAACCTTGCTAGCCGTCAGGTGCGATCTATTGAGATATGGAACGGTTTTAGCACGTCGCAGACGATTACGGCCGTTACCAGCACGGATGAAGAGGATAATTCTCTCGATATTACCACGCCTGAAGTTTATACGGCGCTGCAATCGCGTTTTCATTTATTGACTATTGGTACAGGCGGGCCGCCATCGTTTGATGGCTTTTTTACGATTACGTTTGCTACCCTTGGTGACTTTTTCTTATTTGTAAGCGGCCGCCGTGTATTAACCGTACCATTCGCTCACAATTGGGACGATCAACAGGGTAGCGCTATTATTGAAAGGCTGACATGGCGAACAAATGTATTAGAGGCTATTAACGGCGTCGAACAGGCAATTATGATGCGGCAGTACCCACGTCGAACATTGCAATATTCCTATCTACTAGCCAGTACGGGAACCAATGCGCCACATGTCAGAGCGCTTTTTCATGCTCTTATGTCGGGCTGGCAGAGCCGCTTATTTGCCGTACCTATTTGGACGGATGCGACTAGATTATCAGTGGCGGCCGCGGCGGGTCAACCTGTTATTACCGTTCCGACAGGATTTTTTGATTACGATCCGGGAAATTACATCATGCTTTGGCAGGATCAAGATAACTATGAGCTACTGCAAATTGACAGCATGGATTCGGGCACCGTAACAGCAACAGTAAATCTAGCGAATACATGGCCGGCTTTACGAACGGTGGTAATGCCGGCCCGACTTGGCTATATCACACCGCAGATGCAGGGCGCGAAAGAAACCGTCGATCTTGATATTGTTCCGATTACTTTTGAATTGCTTGTGAACGCGTTTTCTGTTAATAGGATCGTGGCGGGGGCGCGTACTACTTATCGAGGTCTACATGTTCTGTTGCAAAAGAATTTCTATAATGATACGCATGCATTTGAAATAAATCGCCCGGTGGAACGCTTTGACGCGAATATAGGATATTTCAGTCAGGATGCGATCAATCCGGCCCCGCATACCAAGAATGAATTTGCATGGCTTTGTGCAAATCATCAAGGTAGCTCAGACCTGTTTGCATGGCTGGATTCGCGTCGCGGCCGATACGGCGCTTTCTGGTATCCGACATGGGCCCATGATTTTGAGCTTGCGCAGGACATCGGCAGTACGGACGCCTCGATTGTTGTTAATAATATTGGCTATAGCGCTCTGTACGTACAGGACGGGGCACCAATCGCAAGCCGCAGAGATATTATGCTGCAAACCGTATCGGGTAGTCGATTTTTTAAACGGATCATTGACGCAGGCGACAACGGCGATGGAACCGAAACCCTGAGCCTCGATTCTACATTTGGCGTGGTTATTCCTGTCAACGCGATAGATCGTATTTCATTTTTAATACCTTCACGCCAAGACGCCGACGCTGTGGAAATCGCTTGGCAGACAGGTAATGTTAGTTTGGCTCAGTTTGCAACAGCGGACTTATTAGATGGTGGTATATAATGGCGACTTTTGATACGCAAGAAATGAGCATGCGCGGCGGTAAGCCCGTTTTTCTTTACCGCTTCAATGTAGGTACTACATCTTGGCGGTTTACCGATGCGGATCAAATTTTTACTTTATCATCTGAAGATTATACACCTGAGCCGGGATTACGCGCTACAGGTACATCGCAGTCCAAAGAAGTCAACGCGCAACGGATTGTAATTAGCGCGGGTAAGGACTGGCTTATTCCGCGTATGTTTGTATCGTTTGTACCAGCTACGACGATGAATCTAGTTATCTATAAGCTCCACAGGGATGCACCGACGGATGCTTATGTATTTTGGCAGGGAATTGTCAGGGATGGCAAGTTTGACGGTAAGAAAACATCAATCGACTGCGATCCATTGTTAATGATGCTTAATCGTCTTGGATTGCGAGAGACGTTTGGGCCATTATGCAGTAAGATACTATATGACGGCTTTTGCCCCGTGCCAAGATCATCATTTAGGGTTGACGGTACACTGTCCATCGCGCCAAGTGGGTTTACGCTTGATGCGCCTGAGTGGGCCGGGCAGCCTGACGGCTGGTTTGTGTCGGGCGAAGTAGAGCGCGTATTGCCAAGCGGTGTTATTGATCGACGCTTTATTATTGGTCATACAACAACTACTCTGACTATTCTTTCGCCATTTCCACCTGACCTAGAGGGCGGCGAAGTAATTAGAGCGTATGCGGGCTGCGATCATCTTATGTCAACGTGTTCGGGTAAGTTTGGGGCTTTTACCGATACAGGCGGCGCGTTTGCGGGGTGGGAGCGCGTACCCAATAAGAATTTATTTCAAACTGGATTGGAAAACCCGGTATAGTTATGCCTTTTTGGTTTGTAGTATTATTATTCACAGTCAGCACGATATTAGGTCAATTGTTTAGGCCGAAAGTCGCGCCGCCGAAACCTGCGTCATTTTCGGAGTTTGACTTTCCGACCGCAGAGGCAACACGGGCTGTGGGGCGGCCGTATGGTACTGTATTGATGAAGGCTCCGAATGTCGTATCTGTAACCGATTTTTCGACACAGGCGATAGTCAAAGAGCAAAGAAACCCGGCAACCCTCTTTATTACCAAGCTCAGGCAGACAATCGGTTTTCGCTATTACTGCGGTATTGAAATGGCGTTAGGTTACCGTTTTGATCGACTGACGCAGATTAATATAGGTGATAAGGTTGCATGGACTGGTAGTATCACAACCGACACTGAAATTTTTATTAATCAGCCCAATTTATTTGGCGGCGACGATCAAGCCAGCGGCGGCAACGGTGGTATTGTAGGCTATCTTGGTGTACACGTCGGATTACCGAACGCAACTAAAGACCCCTATCTAGTCAGTGAATACGGTAATTATTCTGCGCATCGTAATGTAGGTTATGTAATCTTCAAGGGGCAGAACAGGGCCAAGGGTAGTGGCTATCTTGGCAACTCGACAACGGTATCGCCGTGGGCCTTTGTTACCGAAACACTTCCGTCCAATATCTCAGGTGCCAGCGCTTACCATAATATCAATAGTGGCGACGCGAACCCGGCAGAAGTCATATACGACATAATGCTTAATGAATTATATGGCGCTGGTATGGATTCGACATTGATAGATACTGCCAGCTTTTCAGCCTCCGCGCAGACCTTTTTTAATGATGGTATCGGTTTCTCAGGGCTGTGGGACACGTCAAAACAGTGTTCCGAAGTAGTCACGGGTATTTTAGCTCTGACGGATAGTATTTTGTACTCAGACCTACATACCGGGCTTTGCGTTTTGAAACCTGCACGGGCTGATTATGACGTTTCGACAATTCCAAGTTTTGACGAAACGAATATCCTGTCAATGGCTAGTTATACACGTAGCGCATGGAACGATACGACAAATTGGATAACGATACCGTATGTAGATCGTCTCGACCAATTCTCAGGCAAAACAGCCGTCGCCTACGATCTTGCCAATGTCGATACGCAGGGCGGTCCTATATCAAGCAATGTACAGCACGTCGGCATAAGCAATAAGACCACGGGAGCCAAAATAGCGCAGCGCGACTTACGCGCTCTGTCTACGCCGCTGGCAAAACATACGATCCAATTAAATCGCAGCGCATATAAGATGACACCGGGCAGCGTGTACAAGTGGTCAT